TTCTTCTTTCATAAAAAAAACTGTGTTAGCAAAGTTAATACTTTATTCCTTGCTGACACAGTTTAATTTACATCCTCAGTTTTTCTAAATAATCGTTTTATTTGCCAAAGTAATCCATGCTTTTTAGCTCGATTAATCTTTACAACAACATCTGTAAAACATTCTAACAATTTAGTATGGTACACTAAAATTTCATTCTTGGTTGTTTCTCTAAAAGCTAATCTATCATTTCGATAGCCATTATTAAAATCATCTGTACCAGTTATAAAATTCTGTATCTCTGAATGTATTCTACCTATATTACTGTCTTTTATATAAAATGAATCATTTAAACTTCGCTCAACACAATTAATTCTATTGGACACTATCTTAAACCATTCTTTTATATTTTTTGCAGAAATCTTTCCTTTGTACACATTGTTTAAAAAATCAACATATAATTTTCTAACGTCTTTTATTTCTTGAATATAATAATCCTTTATCGCTCTATTAATAGTGAAATTTTTTTGAACAATCAATGCTAACCAAATACCAATCGCACTCGTTACAATTAGATTACAGACAGAAATCCAGTCCGATTTACATAATGAGAATCCTATTATTTCGACTTCTGTATCCATACTCTTCGCGCATATTCAGAACCATTATATTTATACCAAGCAGGGTGATTTACCGTTTTTTCAGGTTCTCTTTGGTCTTTTCTACGTTTTTCCCATTCATTAAAACTTTCATTTTCTATCATATCTTTCCATTCTGGCTCCTCTTCTGAAACTATAGAAACAGAAGATTTAACTTTATCTAATGAAAAATCATAAACAAGATTTCCAAACGCTTCATCTAAAAAAGAAGAAGCATACCCACTCGTTCCATCTAATGAAATCTCAAGTACTTGACCATTAATCAATGCTTCATAAAACTCATTATTAAGAATCTTATGATAATAATCTTCACCAGAGTCATCACCCTGACGCACATAACGTGGTCCGGGATCCAGCGAATAATTAATCACTGCTATTTTTCGAGTCTCTTTTCCCATTTTTCAATACATTCTTTATTTAAAATCCAATAATAAAATGTTCCTTTAAATGTGTTTCTTAGCATTTTTGATTTCTCAGGATTATCGAAGTCCAAAAATACATTATTTGTTACTACAATCAAATTTTTGATATATTTTTCTGATGATACTTTATAAATCTTTGGAAGACCTTTATTTCTATTAGGGTCTTGAGTCCTGGATTCATATTGTTTTTCAAAAGCATTAACCAAGACGTCGACAGAATCTTTAAAAAGGCCATCTTGAATCTGTTTCATAAGTTTCCGTTTTAAGGTTTTCAGTATGCCGTCACCAATATCCGTCATTGTAAATACAACTTCATCATTCAAATAGCTGCTTGAAAATAGCCAATTTTTTTTATATATTTTTTCATTTGCATGCTCTACTGAATTTGCACATATCTCTTGTGCAATACTATATATCGGCTTGAAGTATCCTTGTTTACCTGTTATATGTTCCACGGCTTTACGAATTTCTTTAGCTGTAGCAGCATTATCCGTTTTATCAAAACCTCTATTCAAAATTAAATTTTTATTTTTTCTTGAAAATGGGCTGCCACTTGACATATCTCTCATGCGGTCCAAAAATCCAGATTCCTCAATAAATTTTCTACATTTCTGATCTTTAGGCAGAGTACCCCAATTCTGTATTCGCTTTCTGGATAATTCATTTAATTTTGATAGCAATAAGCATACAGCTCCTATGTCGATACTTGTAATATCATGTAGTTCGAACATTATACTTTTCACTCTCACATTCTCTGAAAGTAAGTTTTCTATCTTATTAATAAATCCAATAACATCCTCTGGGTATTCTAATAGAGAAAAACGACTAGGAGCAACCAATGTTCTGTTGTGATTAGAATAATAAGTTATATTACCCCTTTCCCTTCTATATTTAACTTTTTTTCTTTTATTCCTCTGTATTCTTATATATTTCGCTCTATCCTTTACTCTTCTACGCCTCCTCATATTATGAGCATTCCATAGACGAATTCGAATAGCTGTAATATTTTTACGTTTATACCTACGCTTCATTACTCAATAACAATAGAACTTATGTTTCTCAACGGGCCATGTCAATACTCCATAGGCTCTATTCATTGAAATTAATATGTAGAAGAATTAAAACATATGGCCCATATCTCAATTCCTAAATTAACTACGAACGAGCGCAAAGGTAATTAATTTTATTAAAAATATCATGTTATAAATAGAATTGTTTCAATAGTTCATAAATAATTTACATCACCACATGAACAAGTTATAGCTCACCCCGGCACCGACATACCACCCTCCCGGATACCCATAACCGGCCTGCAAGCCCAATCCCCAACGCTTCTTCTTCGACTTGATGGGAACCGGATGATAGACGTCATTCGTCACTGTCTGATAAACCGTCTTCGGATACACAGTCATACTATCCAGCCGAGGGTCTACATATCCACTTACTACAGCCCGATACGAGCTGTCTCTATATACCACTTGTCGGCGATGAAGCAAGGTATCACCTATCCGTGTCGTATCATCCGGTACGAAGCGCCAGAACACAGCCATCGGTGCGGAGATGAGAAGCGTATCAGTCTTGACGATAGTCCTTATCCTCGTCTCGGTTCTGACCTCTGCCGGAGGCTGCTCATGCGGACGGAACCAAACCACCACACAAGCAACTGCCAGCAATACAATTAATATCCACGGTAACTTTTTCATTCCTCGAACCTTAAATCGTTAATCCGATTCATCCACCCCCGTTTGAACTTGTTGTTCGCCGGACGTTTTTTGCATATATCCTCGATGAAATCGAACCGTGCAATCTTAATCATGTCGAACAACTCACGCGGGTTCCTGGCATTCACCGCAGCAAGTGTCTTAGGACCTACTATTCCATCCACAGTAACACCAAGCAAACGTTGAGGAATCTTTATTCCGTGTGCACCGGATGCCCACACCCAATCGACAAGGATATTTGCTACGGACTGGATTGTTATCAAATCTGCCTTCCATCTGTCCCAATAATGCGGCTTGAGCACCCGGTTAACGACATCCTCACGGGTAAGCAGACGCAGGTCATCCACGTCTATATCACCGTCACCGTCCTTGTCATAGCCGCATGACTTCCACGTGCCGATAGTCACACCCATATTCGTTGCACCTCCAAGGTCTGCCGGGTCATTCACGAAACCGCCTTCCCATTTGAGAATCCACGGCGCTAATTTATACACATTCGCCATTCTTATTTTCCTCCTTGATTTTTGGTTTTACATAAAAATACAATATATTTGCAAACGCCTTTGTTTAAACTTTAAGTTGTGTAGTATTAAGGGAAAGGGAGCCGTTGTGAAACACCTTCCTTTCCGCGAATCAGTAGCCGTTTTGCGGTTCTCTGTCACCGCATTTCTTCCTCTCACACCGTTTCAGTGCCAGTTCCAGTTTCAGGTCAGAATTAGCCTCCTTCAGTGTAAACAGCTCATCCTGCGCCTTACGGAGCCGGTCTGTCTGCTCCACAAACCGCTGTTCCTTCTCCGAAAGCTGCTTCTGCAGGAACTCGTTGTACTCCCGTAAAGCCTTGAACTCCTCAACATCCGCATGGGCATCCTCAATACGCGCATTGGTCTTGCGCGACATCCACCACTTAATAAGCTGCTTGATGCCCTCGATGCCACCGAGGGCGGTCACCAACATAACCCAATCATTCATACCCATTTCACCAATTCATTTAATAATCTACTAATAACCATTTCTTTGTCCGACACGCACAAATGTACATCAGGCAAAATCAAACAAGTTGTTGAATTACAATTTTCCACTGACATTCTGTGACAGCAAAAGTAATTGCTTCCACAACCTTAAAAAAGGACATAAAAAAAGAGCTCGATGACAACATAAGTTGCCACTAAGCTCTTGGTATTTATATGCATTTCTACAAGCAAATATAGGAATTTATATTTGAAATCCGATTACTTATTGCATCCTTTTTAAATGGTCATCCAATGTTTTAGGATTGCACTTCAACTTCCGGCAAATAACGGCTTTACTATAACCATATTCGAGCATAGTTCGGATAAGATTTTCCTTTCCAGTCAGCTTGTAATGCGTGTTTTTATCCCCCTTTTTTCGACCAAGTCGTATTCCTGCAGCTTTTCTGTAAGCAAGGGCCTCCTTGGTTCGCTGACTGATAAGGTCACGTTCAATTTCAGCGGATAAACCGAAAGCGAATGCCAATACCTTACTGTTGATGTTATTACCTAATTCGTAACGCTCCTTGACAGTAAGAACACAAGTTTCCTTAATCATACAGAGGTGAAGCATTGACATAATACCCATCAGGTTTCTTCCTAATCGGCTGATTTCTGTTATGATTAGAGTGTCGCCTTTCTTCATCCTCTTGAGAAGTGGACCTAATTTCCTATCATTAGCAATTTTGGTACCGGAAACCTTCTCGGACACCCATTTATCTATTACAAGTCCTTTTTCCGTTGCAAATTTCTGGACTTCGAACCTTTGGTTCTCGACTGTTTGTTTGTCAGTGCTAACCCTAATGTATGCGTAAACCATTTTTAGCCGTGAAGGTAGTCTTATTCAACAGCCTAACCAAAAAGGGTATTCTAATGACCCTCAAAAGTACAAAGGTATGATAGAAAAGGTTAATATAACAGATGCCAATGTGGTTGAGTTAATTAGAGAAAAACTGCCTGCTGCAACAGAAGCAAACAAGGGACTTATGCAAGCTAATGGATTTGAACAAGGTAAGAATATATTAAATGAAGAATACGATAGTAAAATCAGTGCTGGTGTATATTCATCTACTGATAATTTAAATAATATGGGCACTGGAATTTTATTAGCGCTAAGAGGGTTTCAATACACAGCCCATTTATATATTACTAACTCTGCAAAAATATATATTAAAACCATTCGTAGCAATGGAGAGGTTTTGAAAGATTGGACGTTAATAAATAATACCATAACATAAGAGACTTTTGGAGTATCCATTTTCCTACCCTATCCTTTGACCCTCAAAAGTACAAAGGTATGATGATAGAGAAAGTAAAGTTATCAGAAGTGGCAACCGGCAATCCGGCATCACTTATTGGGTTAACATCCGGTCAAAGCTTGGCGCAAATGCCTATAGACCGTTTGCCAAAGACTGAGTATATCGCTATGGCATCGGGAACGGACAAATTACGATATACACAATTAAGGTATAGTACTACTTCAGGGGCAGGAAGCAGGATTCTTTTGATTGTCCCCATTTCCGGACTGACTGATAAAATGGATGCAGCCGGAGCCTTTGGTAGCCTATATGTGTTAAGAGCCGGAATGAGCTACATGCCTATGATGGTAAAAGCTGATATAATGCTGTTCCGTTCCTCTTCATTCCTTGTTAATGATATGAATGTAATGGGAGCAAGTGCCGATGGTCCTGTAAACTTCAAATTGGGACATTGTACTTATGAAGGGCAGTTATATCTTGCGGTTAAATTCAATACGGAATTTTCTATAACAACTTGCTTTCAAGGATTCTACACGTCAGATTGTGTATTCCGTAACGTTCTTGAAGAGAATGTTACGGACTGGACAGACTTACTATGAAATAAGCGGAGGAAATTCTTTTAGCCGTATTAATAATCTGTAGAAATGCTCAGTAACTTTTACTTTTATTGTGCTCATTGCTGTCTATTGCTTATTTCCGTCATATCCTTTGACCCTCAAAAGTACAAGGGATATGATAGAGAAGGTAAACATAAGTCAAGCCTTGAACAGCTTATCTGTTAAGGATGATGCAGATTTTTTCTATGGGGAAACAAGTAGTGAACCGGTGAAGATTAAGAAAAGCGACCTTAATTTGCAAATGAACAAAGCAAATATTGTTAAAGATGGAGACTTAAACAACCTTGTAGAAGCTGGAGAATATAGCGTATGGAATAATGTGGCAAACATTCCAACCAATAGCTTTTATTGGGTCAAAGTTATAGGTTCAGCTGATTTTGTACAAATAGCAATATCCTTTATCGACCTGAAAGAGTATAAGAGGTCACGAGTCAATGGTGTTTGGACTCAATGGAAATGATTTTTACTACTAAATAGAATATTTCCTAATACATTCTTTTTCATTCGTATCTTCTGACCCTCAAAAGTACAAAGGATATGATAGAGAAGGTAAACATAAGTCAAGTAATGAACCAGTATCAGATAGTAACTGATGCAGACTATGTGTGTGTGGAAAAAGGGAATAGCCAGGGGAAGATCAATAAGGGTGATTTGCTTAATGCAATGTTTCAAAAAGGAACACCCGTAAAAGATTACAACTTAAATACAGAAATTGGTATATACTACATAAACGTTAGCGTTAATGGCACCATCAACGGACCATCCAATTCAATTAGCTATGGTATTCTTTTTGTACTTAAAGGATTAAATAATTATATTGTTCAAATAGCATGTAGTGTTACTGGCCTTCTAAATGTATTCATAAGGACAAGAACTGAACTTGCTTGGAGTGAATGGAAATCAGTAAATATTACCTAATATGACGGTATAATTTGCTCCTTTTATTTCTTATCGAATCTTCTGACCCTCAAAAGTACAAGGGATATGATAGAGAAAGTTAACATAACAGATTCCAATGTAGTTGAGTTAATCAGAGGGAAACTACCCATTGCAACAGAGGTAAAAAACGGTCTGAAACCTTCCAGGGACATGCGACAAGAAAAGCGGGTATCCATGACATCCTCCATATTGTTGTTTGAGAGAAAGGACACATCTTCTTTCTCCGATGGAATTCTATTTAGTGTACAGTCATACGGAGGAGGACCGGTTGCCCTATATTTCCTTTCAATATATAGGTCTGAAGGGGTAACAGCAGCTCCTTCATACAAATTAAATCTGATAGGCGGTGTTTTGGGAACGGAAAATGCAAGGCCGAAATTCAAGCTCTATAATACCGATACTGGAGCATTCAAGGTATTTCTTGAGCGTAGGGATTACACGCCCGGAGTATATGCGAAACTATTGTCTTCCTACCATCCGACAACATTTGAATTCATATTGGAAGCGGCTGACGAGAGTGAGGTGACTGCTGCGAGCTACATGGAGGAGTCTAAGGTGGGGGAATAATTCCCCCCACTGTAGCATTTATTTCCGTTTCTTGTCTTTGTCGCCATTGACGGATGTTTAGTTTGTGAGAAACAGATTATCCGTTCCGGCCATCTCGGATAAAACGGGTAGGTCTGTTACGTTGATATGTCTGTTAACGATATATATTTCCACTCTGACCAATCATCTTTCCCGTTGACAGTGACACACTTTCTTACAAGGATAAAGTTTTTCCTTGCAGGAAAATCAATATGTATTGTATATTCATTTACATACAAGACTAAGAGCACACCATGCGCGCCATAGAAAGTCCCCGTACCGATTATGGGGTCCCCATGCATATACACACCAGGTTGCTTGAGGTTATCTATAACTTCTTGACTGTTATATATAAAGGAGCCTCTTGCACATAATATGTCACTCAAAAAAGATTCCACCGTTTCTAAAATGCCCTCTCCCTGGGTATTCAGCCCGCGTATCTGAGCAATTATTCCGTTAGGCAAACCTCTCTCCACTTCTGACAACTTAATCTTTTCCATCATACCTTTGTACTTTTGAGGGTCGTCATTTTCGGATAAAAACGACAACCGGTTTAACATTTTGTTTTTATTCTCGTTTTGTTAATAATTATCCTATGCTAACTGTTCGAATAGCGTTTCGTTTCCACCCCATTCTTGGAAAACACCAACCCGATGGATGGATTTATGAGAGAACTGTATACATCATTTCCCAACGACGATTCATTGATCATAATCGAGCCTGCTCGCAGAATAGTATCGCCAAATTCCTCACCGTTATGGTAGTTCCTCAATCTGACCATAGGAAGGTAATTGACGTTTCCATTCCATTGCTCTTCCATAAACTTGATTTCACCGATAACACTATTGTTCTGGTTGTACATCCTGATGGAGTTGGTATCCGGATCCAACTCGATTCTCGTTCCATTCAGTGAAGTGGAGAGCTTGCCGATAATCTCAATGTCACCGTTATCCTTTATCCGGAATGCACCGTTGGGGGAGCTGATGTTTCTGAACACGCCGCCGTCAACCTCGACATTTCTTCCATAAAAGATCCCCCTCAAGAAGTCAATCAGCAGGTTCGGCCTGAACCCGTTCGCCGGATTCATCGGATCACTGTAATTGAAGTCCTTGTACCCGCCCTCCGTCTCAACGGCCGAACCGTCCGCTCTCACCCCGTACTGGGAGAACATGTACTGCCCGTAGAATACGGCGCTCGCCAGTTTTGCGAAGTTCGCCATCAGAATCTCGACGAACGAATACCTGACCTTGTCCATTAGCACCCAGGTGGCCTTGCTGCCGTTGGCCGCATAGTCCTTTTTCGGATTAATATTCTTGAAGGTGCCCTCCTTGTTCAATACGTAATACTGCCCCTCACACAGCACCATGGGTGCGGACAGTGGGGTACGGGTATAGGATACGGATGCCGCGTACTCCCCGGTCGGATAGACCAGCGGGCCGACCGGTCCCTGCTGGAGATACTTCACTTCTCCCGTCTTGCTTGCCAACGCTTTCTTTGCCATATCATGCTGCCGTTGAGATTGTCCATGAAACATTGCCGCCTGCCTGCTGGCACATAGCTTCAGTGCAGGTACCGCTTGCCGCAGCCACATTCGCCGTAGCCGGATTGAGAATGACCCCTGCCGAATCCATAAAGACAAAATAGAACAGCATATTCTTTGCCTTCGTGGTCTGTCCCCGCTTGACAAGGATAGGCGTATAGGTCACAGAACCGCCGGAACCGGCCGTAATCGTCTCATCCTCGGGATTGGGATTCGTGATGATGTCGTAGGGGTCTGACAAGTCCATCACCGTCTGCGTGTCAAGGCCTATCAGATTGCCGCCCTGCGACACCTCCACCTTAAAGATGCCCGTAGTGTCAACCAGGCTGTCCGTAACGGTCAGACTCTTGCCGGTCTGGTTGACGAGTGTCTGCCAGGCACCGTTAACCAGACTGGACCACTTGTAGGTTAGTCCGGAGGTGATCTCTGACGCTCCACGTCTCGCCATTGCCGTGAGGACAACACTGCCTCCCTTCTCACGGATGGCAAAGTATTTGTCATCTCCGGAAACGATGGTCACCACGTTCTGGTTGCCCACCCCCTTGGTGATGGGGATGCTGTAGACGAACTGCACCTCATCCGACACGTTGCCCACGGTCACCGTAGCCACCGCCTTGACGCTGCAGCTCGCACCGGACGACGCCTTCACCAGGTTCTTCACGATCTGAAGCCCGTAATAGTTCGTAGTGCCCGCCTTGTAGGGAATGAACTTGAAATGACCCGTCTCGCCGCCGAACGTGTTCGTGGAGACGTTGCCCGAGAACTTGACCTCGACGTCATTGAAATACCACCTGATGGAAGAGGGCACCACAACCCCCTCAGCCACCCGTGAGGAGGTGAGAAGGAAGGAGAGCGTCGGCTTCATCGTGGTGAAGTCGGGGGCTATGTTGGTCGGAGCACCCGACTCGCCATCATACTCTTGATAGAGGTCGCCTTTGTCGCACATAATCGCTGGCATGTAAACGCCAGACTTTTGCGAAAAAATTACCTGCCCGACCTTACTCGCTACGCTCATCGGTCACCTCCTCCCCGTCTTTATCCATGAAACCCTCCGGAGTGGCGACCTCCACCGGATCTTCCACGCCGTCTATCTCACCCTTGGCCTGCTGCGGGGAAAGGCACACGCCCCCGACTACTGCCGCCCGGTCGAATACCGTATCGCCGGGAAAGCCTGCCACATCGGCCTGCCATAACAGCACATTGCCGTCGGCAGTGCTGTTGCGGATTCCTGCCACTCCCAGCTTGTCCGCAACCTCTCTCGTCACTTTGATATAAAATGCCATACTGCTATCGATTAATGGTTAAACATCCCTTTTCCTTGCCACTATAAACTTACCGCTGTCATCCGTCACGTACTTGCCGTCAGATGTCACCACCGCCGCATACGGGCCCTTGTCAATCACCTTCAGCTGTAGCATCATGCCGTCGGTGCACGGGATGGAGGGCGAGTACCCGGCAGCGGCCAGCACGTATGAGGAGGCGCCGGCCGCCTTCGTGTACCATTCGCACTCAAGGATGGCCTGGGGATTGGGGACAATCCCTGCCGTATCACGGATGACCGGTTTCGGGTATATCATCTTGGTTCCGTCTGCCACCTGCTGCGGAAATCCCTCCCAGTCAATCTCGATGCTGGGAATACGCCTGCGGATGGTGGTGGAGACATAGTCTATGTCACTGTCCGGCTTGGATGAAGGAGCACCGTCCTTCGAGTACGATGCTTTCACGACGTAGGTCTGTTCGTGGCCGATATAGTCCCGGTCTATGGTAAGCACGTTCTTTGTCAGTGATACGAACTCCCAGTCATTGTCGCCGTTACCGTCGGTAATCTGCTCCAGTGCGCCCGTATTCAGCTTCCGATAGAAGAAGAACTTGCACTTGTTGGTTGCTGTGACATCTACATCACCGACAAGCAGTCTGGCGGTGATGGCCTGCCTGGCAATGTCCCGACACGGGTTCCAGTCAAGTGCCGACGGAGAGTCGACCATCAGCTTAGGCTGCGCCTCGCTGCCGTCAACGGCGCGGACAAGACGGCTGAAACGGTAGACATGCGTCTGTCCGGTACGCTTCGCATCGACATACTCGGCGTAGAACTCCAGTGTTACCGGACTGCCGGGAACGGCGTTCTTTTTCACTTGTATCTTACCCTTCTCGGCTCCGGTCTCGGTAATGACATAGCTCTTGTTGGCAGATGTAATCAATGTCCGTACACCGTTCAAGCGCTCGTACCACTTCATGTTGACCAATGACGCGTTGACCGCACCCACCTTGACCACCGCATCCGGGTCGGTAGCATTGCACCGGGGGAACAGCGTCAGGGGGGTAAGCGTGTAGTCCGGAGTGTACTCGGCCTTGTCAGCCTGGTACACCTGCACGTCCGGCACGCTGCCGACAACCTCTATCCCGCCGCTGGTCTGGAGAGGGCGGTAGTTGACCTCTATCTTCTTCTGTATAGTCTGCATAATTAGAAAGTTATATAATTCATTGTCTCATAATTGTTCTGCCCGTCACGCAGCAATACCCGTGCGATGAACTTGCACCCGGTCATGTTCATATAGTCGGGGCCGAGGTCGTTGACCGTCAGCGGCAGTGACTTGCCGGTTTCCGCGTGTGCGACCGCCCAGGCGTTGTCCTCGGTGACGTTGCCCGTGTCGCGCGTCCACTCCACATCACTGTCAAGGATATGCGTCGTCACATCACGGTTGTACAGCTCACCGGTAATGGTGAGGGTGGTCGCAAAACGCTCCGCATCGAAGTACCAGCCGTTGCTGCTCTCAATGTCGATGCTGAAATCCGGATTGCCCTCGACCATTGCCCAGCCCGCTGCTCCGTACTTCGGTTCGTCGGTAGTGTCGGAAACAAGACACATCCACTTGCATCCGTAGTGCCACACGGTATCGTACATCATCACACGTACGGTCTCGGTCTGTGCCTCGCGGTCGGCTTGGTAGGGTTCTGCTCCCGTGGCGGTCTCCATGCTCCACTCGCCGCGGTCGTTGGCGATGCGGGGCAATACGCCTTGGAAGTCGATGCGGTGGATGTCCTGCGCTACCAATCCCCGAACGTAGATATAAGAGTGCAGGTAGTTGATGGGCAGGTTGTCGAACAGAGACAGATGCTTCAGCCTGCCGACGATCACCGAATAGTTGCTTTCCTCAAGGACGGGTTTTGTGACCCCGTTAAGCATGCAGATACAATGCTCACGGGATGACAGATACCAATAACCCTGCCGTTCAGTATCAACCGGGTTGCCACGGTGTGATAATATCATCAACGGCTCAGGAGGATAATTCTTGCCACCCGGCACCTCGCTATCAGGGTACATCACAGCGTTGATCGTATTGGCTGAGATGTCAACATGCAAGACACGTAGCCAGGAGGTATAGTACTTGCCGCCACCTGATGCAAGGTCATTGACAACACCATATACAACATCGTTTTCTGCCAGTGCAGTAAAGTCGTTATCCCACCGCTTCTTCATCTTCAGGCTGTATGTGCCGTCTTCAAGCTGCGATACACTTTCGATGGTACCGGACTCGGAGAAGGAATAGTCGCTCTCCATGGCAGAGAGACGGTTGAAGATAAGCTCAAGGACGGTAAGGCTGTCGCGGACCTCGAGGCGGGACAGCTGCATACGGCCGTCAGGGAATATTCCGGCACCCTTGCCCGCGACCATAGAGTCGATAAACTCGCCGAACTTCAACAGAAAATTTGTGCCGTCAGCTCGGTCTTTGCGAAGGAACATAGCCAAGGAACGCAAAGCCGAAAACACGTTACTATCCGTGGCCGGTGTAGAGTCATTCCTTCTTATCACATACACGCCACTACTACCACTGCCAGTATAGGTCTGTCCCTTCAGAGTAAGGCTCTCAAGCTTCTCCTCCAGCTCCCCAATACGGGAATAGGCAGCGGTTTCCCCGACAGTATATATAGGGGAATCATAAGGCAGGTCAAGATTGAATTCAAATCCGATAATCCTTGACTGCCTTCCGTTCTCGAAATAGGCCTTGTTGATAAGGTTGACCTTTTGACCGATGCTGTAGAGGTTGTGAATGCCGTCCTCACTGTATGCGACATCCGACATCATCTTACAGTTATATGTAGAAGGGTCTATCTTTGATTTGGCAACGTACTTATCGGCTTTGTCCTTTAACTCCAACTGTGCTTCTGCTACCAGTCCCATTTCAGCTATCTTCATGGGATTCCAGCCTGATAAGATGTAAGTATCACCATTTTCGGGGATAAGCACTCCATCCGGAAGCGGTCTGCCGTAGTCCTCATTCCTGACTATCTCCCAAAGTTGTGCCTCAGGGTTCCAGCCACCGTTCTCAAGTTTCTCCGGCTTTCCCTCAGGGTCGAATGTCACAGCGAATTCCATACCATTCAACTTGCCGGATTGGAAAGTGATTTTCAATTCCTTGCCGGGAAGGATATAGTCCTTTGAGAAGGTAATACCAGTATCCTTGAAGCGGTAGGCATTCCACTTCTTTTCAGTGGTAGTCCCGTCGGCATTTTCTACTTTGTCAGTGTATTCCTTGATGGTAATGTCCGACATCGTGCCGACCCTTCGGGGATAGACCTCATCGAAGATAACCACTTGTTCGATGGCTTCCTCGATGGTCATACCAGGATAAGCGTCTATGTACGGAGTTCCTTCGGGCAACATTAAGCGTTTTTGCACCACGCCGTTCAGCACTACAGTCTCATCAACGGGGCGGTAGTCAGATGGGATATTCTTTGTTGAGCCGAAAGCATAGATACGGGTGGCGTAGGTGGACTGGGATTCTGACTGTGGCATTTCCTGCACGTTTTTCCCAATCTCGAAATCCACCGCATCGCCAGACTCACAACGTCCGAAATGGATGATGTTTTCAGTCACCCAGCATTCGCAATCCCATTTCTTTGCCATAGAGAAGCAGGCGTCAAGGATGTTGATGTTGTCATAAGTCATCAGTAGCGCCTTATTCTCTACAGTGCTGTCAATGGAGAAAACAAAATCCTGACCTTTATACGCATAACCAAGAGCTTTCAAATTTCTAAGGACTATACCGGCTTGAACATCAAGTGAAGCGGTGAGATTCCAGGACGCTTCCTGCCCGGCCACTTCGGGGGTATATTTAAAGATTTTGTTTTTCCATTTCCAGTAGTGGGCGTCAAGCTGCAACTCATAGTCGTAGCCTGCGCTATCGGTGTTGAATACTGGCTTCTGCAAGTCACACACCTCGAACAGCCCGAAGTCGCACTCCACGTATGAACCAAGTTTGAAGAATATAGGACTCTCCAAGGAGAACTTTAACGTGATGTAGTCCTCCTTCATAAGAGTAAACTTACGCTTGCAGCCTTCATTGGGAAGGGTAGTAAGCAGGATAGCACCGGATATGTCTTTGATGTCGATTTGTTCCACGTCTTCAAAGTTCGGAGATAAAAAAAAGAGTGCCCAATTTTGAGCACTCACATTCACGACAATAGAACCAATGTCGTGAATTAGGTTCTGTTTGCCGGATTCGGTTCGTTGAACTTGGCTGAAATTTTTCCGAAAGTTCGGTCTAAACCCTGTGCGTAAGTGACACTCTTGCCAGTATAAATAAGATGGTAAACTTCGCTACTATTAGCCGGGATTTGAATATCAATCTTGCCTTTATAAAGCTCATCGAAGAAAGCTTTTTTCTTTGATTGATAATCGGACTGGGAATTTCCTTCAATTGTGAACGAAAGAGTTATTTCCCTCTCATCGACTTTAGGATTATTGATTATTACCCGTTTCCCATGTTCAAGTCGGCTTTTGTTCTCAATAAAATCCTTCATGGGAGCGGATGCCCCAATAACATCAAGAAACCCCTCTCCCATTCTCACACCCCATGTTGTATAAGCGTTTTCGCCATTAATTAATAATTCATCCATAGACTATAATTTTGCTGTATTCTTTTTAACTTCTGCTATATCTCTTTGCATCTGTTGAATAGGTTTGACGATTGCCCCTGTATTTTCTGAAATCTGTACCAGTTCAAGATAAGATTGCGCTATCAAATTCCTCGTATCATCAGCAATATTTCTTGTTTCCGTATTTATGGAAAGTAGAGCATCTGCTTTTACTGTCAGTAGATTAAGTGATTGAGATTGAATAATATTCTGATTTTTTATTTCTTCTCCTGCAATCTGCAATGCTGTAAACCTACCGTTCAACTCTTCGCCAGTATCTTGACTCATTGCCTGAAAACCTTTGGATGAAGCTGACTGGGATGTTGATTCTTGCGAAATCTTGTCATATCCGGTGGCTGCGGCAAGCTCGTCACGAAGCTTCATCGCTTCTTCAATGTAGCCCATATACTCGCTGTTCAACGCATTTCTTTCGGATTCCGTCAAAGAACCATCCTCCATACCCTTTGCAAACTTCTCATACCACTTCTTTAGCTTGTCCTGATAAAGTGTGCCTATCTGCTCGGAGAGCATAGCTTGCATGAAGTATTCCGAAATGTCTTCGGCTGCATCTTTGGACGATGCTTTCATGTCCATAAGGGTATCTATGAAATTACTGTACACACTATCGAATGTGGTTTGTGTAAGCTGCTTGTTTATCTGATTATGGATTTCCTCAATACGCTCCTCCCCCTCGATAATCTTATCAAGATAATCTCTCACATCGCCATCTAATTTAGCCCAAAAAGTAGGCGCTTCTGACTTTAGTTTCTCCAACTGTTCAGTAGTCAGGTCAAACAATCCTGTCATGCGTCCGGTACCTATAAAATCCTTGGCGTCTTTGACTGACATGTCGAGTGCGTCGGCAATGTCCTGCCAGTCGCTTGACGAGGTATTCTTTGCCATGCGCTTGCCAATGGAATGAGAACCGGCAGACGCACCGGAGTTTAATCGTTCACGCCCAAGTATTCTGTACGCCTCAATGCTCTTGTTGACAAGTTCAAGAGCCTCTTTGCCTACCTTGTCCGCTTCTGCTCCGTAGGATGTGTTGATGTATTCCAGCTTCTTGTCTATCAGCTCATCCCATATCTCATTGAGTTTGTTATATTCCTCGACCATCTCGTTATAGTGAGAATAATCGGCACCATCCAAACCCGGTATTAATCCTCCCAAAGAAATAACAGAAGTCAAAGCCCCTTTAACGGTTTGTAGACTACCGGTGATGATAGACATAGGCTTCATCAAGTCGATATTTCCAAGTCCGTTCAGCATCTCACCAAAACCGGACATTGTTCCTTCCATCCATTCAGGTGTTTTTATACCAAGCGTTTCCATGATACCGATAACTTGATTACCGGCATCGACATATTGCCCTATCTCATTAATTCCTTTATGTAAAGCATCCGTGGCTTCATATAGGGCTTTCTGCTTGCTGTTCTTTGCACTTTCAAGGGTGGCTTTGGCATTCTTCTTTTCTTCATCAGTACCTTCTTCCAAAGCTTTGTTATACGCTTTCTGTGCTTCACGCTGTGCATCCGTGACTTCTTTGAGGGATTTGAAAGAAATAGACATAGTTTCAAAAGGATCACGTTCTGAAACCTTATCATCAATCCGTTCAATAGCATCTACCAGTTCTTTAAGGCTTTCAGGAGATAAATCCTTTTGAGATGATATAAAGTCTTTAAGGTTCGCTTTCAACTTTTTCAAAGTATCAGTAGAAACCTTGTCAAGATTACCAAAGACTTGTTCCCAATTCATATTTTTCTTGAATTGTTCAGCATCAAGTTTGAATATATCTTCATTCTTGATTTCTGTACGCTTCTCAATGCTTCGGTCTATTTGGGCTATTTCACTAGCATCACCTTTGGTTTCCGCTTTCTTGCGGGCTTCCTGTAATATTGAAATATCATCATTAAATTTCTTTTCAATGGCAAGACGTTCATCGGCATAAGACAAATAGCGCTCTGCCAAATCCTTATATATCTTTTCATTACTGATAATGGCTGTCTTGTATAGTTCATCATAATAGTTTTGCTCATCATCAGACAGCTTTATATCGGTGGCATTAAAAGACTTGCCTTTATTCTTCGGATTAGCTTCCCATGCAGCGCGAGCATCCTCAACTTTCTTCCGAAAAGCATCTTCTTTTTGTCGGTCAATAGCCTGCATCTCCTTTTCAAAGTTGAGTTCCATTTCAGCGATAGTCTTGGCAGAACCTTCATCCATAGCTTTGATTCGGGCTTCATCAACTCTCATTTGCAAATCCTCGGCTGAACGTTGCTGTTCTAATGATTGCTTATCAAGGAGGGCATTATATTTATCAGTCTGCTTACGAAGTTTCTCGGTTTGATTATCTTGTTTGGTTAATGAACTTCCGGTAATACCGCCCAAATTTTTATAGGCTTTTTCAGTTGTTTCTACTCGTTTCTTAGCTTCTTCATACTGCTTTGAAGTAAACTTGGATTTATCCTTTTCTATTTCAGAAAGTTTCTTCTTAGCATCATCCCAGTCTTTCTTCGCTTTCTCATAATCCTGCTTGTAGGTAGTAGGGGATTTCTTTTTAGCCAACGCTCCATTAATTGAAGAAATAACACTTTCTAAATCCCCACCTTTAACCATCATCCCGTTTACAACAAAACCATTGCGTTTGGATGCAGACGATTGAGCAAGTTTCAATTCCGTTTCAAGCTTCTCCTTAGAATAGTTTTTAAGATTGGATTTGTAAGCGGAAATATTATCATCCAACATGTCTTTCTGATACTTTTTTAAAAGTTCAGAGTTTTTCTCCATTTGCTCACGCACCTGTACGTATGACTGATTACCAGAAAACATTTTCCATATTTCCTTATCGAAATCAGACATATTCTTCCGTAAATCGGCATTATCAAATAGCTGCAAATATCTCCGTTGGTTAGCAATCGTTTGTTTTAGAGCATTATAATCATCTCTCCTGCCTTGAACAGAACGCCTTGAATCTTCTTCGTTTATTTTTTGCTTCAACTTTAAGATATCCTCCAACTTTAGCTTTTCAATATCGTATTGTTCGAAAATTTTAGGGTATTCTTTACGAAGTTCTTCTAATGATTTTTGCCGAGTAAGAGTAGCCAAACTCTCATCACGAGCAGCCGTCAATAATTCTTCGATTCTCAGCTTGTGTTCCTGTTCTTTTTTAAATGCTGCATCTTTAATGCCATTATATTCTTTTTGAGCACGGGCGGCAGCAGTTGTACTATCAAACATTGCCCACATTGTAGTAGCAAGCCCACCGATAACGACAGTTAAAGCTACATAAGGATTGGTAAGCATTGCAGCGTTTAAAGCTAACTGCGCTTTTCGTGCCAATAAACGGGCATTGGTAAGTCCAATCTCCACAAGAGTATGTTTACTTTCGGCAGCAGTAACAAGCATCACTGCGGTCCGGTATGTACCATAAGTAACCACTAATCCAGCCAAGACCTTCCCTACTGTTTCATAATTCTGAATCAACGAAGTTGTCATTTGAATACCGTCCATGATAACACTTTCTGACTTAATTCCCAATTCGTTAAACACGGAATCCAAAGCATCCTGCATCATAGACAACTGACCATTGATAGTCTTTGAAGCATTCTCAGACATATTATAGAACTTACCACCTGCGGAAGTTGCATCAATGAATGCCTGTTGAACCATTTCAGCGGAAACAGCACCTTTGGACATTTCATCTTTCAAAGTTGCGATAGATTTTCCGGTCTTTTCGGAGATAATCTGTAACGGGTTGAATCCAGCGTTTATCATTTGATTCAGATCCTGCCCTATAAGTTTACCCGCTGCTGACATCTGTGAAAATGCCAAAGTCAGCGAATTGAACTTACTGGATTCCCCCATAGAAATATCACTAATGGCTTTCAAGTATTTGATAGTGTCTTCTGCTTGTATGTTAAATCCAAGCATCATCTTTTCTGCTCCAACCATATCTGACATAGTAAGTGGAGAAATCTTAGCCAGCTCCTTGATTTGCGGAATCAGTTGTCCTGCCACATCCTTTCCAACCATAGTCTCAATAGCAGTCTGCATGGATTGAAATTCTCCACGAACACGAATCATTTCAGAACCTAATGCCTTTAATACTCCAGCACCACCAATAACCGCCAATGCTTTCTTCCAAGAAATAGCGATACCGTTGTTACTTTCTACGATTTCCTTAGCATTATCATTGTAAAGGGCGTATTCATCCCGAAGTTTCTTTACGGAAAGACGCGCTTCGGCTTGTTGTTGGGTTAATCCAAATAAAGCCGCCTTTTCTTCATCAAGAACTTTGCGGGCAGCATTGTATTCTTCTAACTTGCTATTTGCTGATAACGGATTCCTTTTCAATGCTATACGATAAGCATCCCCAAGTCGTTTTACATCCGCTTCAATATCCTTAACTACCGCTTTTTGAGCAAGAATCTTCTCTGTGAATCCATTCACGACCTGGGAAGCATCGAAGATTTTCCTTTTGAATCCCGTTTCCATCTCTGCTCCAGCTTTAGCTGCATTAGTCACCAACTCATCCAATCTTTGGTTGGATGCAGCAAGTTGGGCATTCAAAGCCTTAAAAGCGGCAGGAGACCGTGTGCCATCCATGCTCATTAACTCTTGTTTTAACTTCGCAATTTCATTACGAAGCCTTACAACTTCTTCCCAGTCACTACCCACCTTAAAATATAATTTCGCCATATCTATTTCTTTTTCCTACGATTAGCCAATTCCTTACCACTGATTCTATTCACCTTTTGACCACTGACACTATGAAGTTTATCCCGTTGCATCATCAACAGATTCCTATAAGGGATAATCTCAAACACTTCTGTATAACCCAGATGAAGTGTATCAATCAAATGGGCTATCTGCCCGAAGAACGTTGTGTTTCCTACTGTTTCGGTCTTGCTGCCAGCATCGACACGTTCCTCATCGAGCTGACACACTGAAAAGCCGATATATCCATCATAGAGAAACAGACTTCCAAGGCATCTTTGACTTCTTCAAAAGTGCCGTTCTCCAATTCTTTGACCAAACTATCATTCCCGCAGATGAAGCATGAAATACCTTTCAGCATATCTTCAGTAGCTTCAGGAAGCTCTTTAATAGCCTCCATGATATTATCTCCTCTCAGGGCGATATCGGAAAAATGATGAATGGCACGACAGATAATTTTAATTGTAGGAGGTTTAATGGTATAAACCATCCCTCCTATCTCCACATTCTTGAAATCCAGCCCTAACAAAGCATCAGAAACCGTTTTTGCTGCTTGATTCATATTCTTAAACTAAAAGGGGGAATGGTATATATCCATCCCCCGGTTATCACTCTTGTGCTTTTACCAATGTTATCTCTTTTTTAAGAGTGGTATCAACTTCAGAAGGAGTGGTTTTAATATCTCCTGACTGAGTGACGTACCCCACTTTCGACACTTCATAGTGAACAGTAGCCCCAGCATTCACCTGCTTTGACTTGACCGTTGCACCGTCCAGCTTTACGGTCGCATCGGAAGGAGTAGGTACAATGGTTACTGTAGTTCATGCCTGCAAAGCTTTAATCTGCCCCTCTTCGTAGTTATACTCAGAAGAAACGCCTTCAATTCCCGGTTCCTGCACCAAGCCTTTTACAGCGATTGCAATTGCCTTATCCGTATTGGCTTCACGGGAAACAATACGGCATTTTGGGAAGATGAACCAGACATCATCATCGGTCAGACAGAACAATGTTTTGTTAATGACCACTTTATCCAAAGCACGCTTCCAACCTACATCTTTAGATGTTGCCTGAATAACATCGCCACCCATGAACGCTTTCTTTGTCTTCCAGTCATATTGTCCGATAGAGAAAGTGGGTGATACTTCTCCCGGCACATCATCGTAACGGTAATTCTTTCCCGTTAATTGGTTCTTGTACCCAGTGACGGAGGCTTCCGTTTCCTCAATCTGCCACGTTTCCCCGTGTACATTCAAAACCTCATCTTTCGCTTTGATAGCGGCTTGAATCAAAGTCTTTGCGATTTCGGGGGTAATGTCTGCCGTTACCTTATCAATATCGGCAAACAAGATTCTTTTTATTCCTACTGCTGAAATCATAATCCTATAATTTTACATTTATTACTTCAAATAAAATTCTCACATTCACGTAATGGCATTTCAAAGCTGTATCCGCTTCCGTGCCAATTGATTCGATAGAGTAACGATAGGTTGTACCGTCATAGGTGCTTACTACATCATCAAGCAGCTTACCAGCCTTTCTTTCAAGTTCGTTAAGCCGGATTGTGTTCGCTTCATTCTCGCTTAAATTGGGTACACATAGATTCACTTCTGCGAAAGATTTCTTCCAATACTTTCCCGGCTGTTGTTTCTTCGTGTGGATAACGATTCTTTCAGAGGTCAATTCACCCGTCAGCGTTTCACCATCAGGCACTATATCTATTCCGAAAGCCTTGCAGTCCCGATAGAGAATGTTTCCTATGTCGGTAGTTACTATCATACTAATGCTTCGATACGTTGGTTGAGAATGTTCAGATACTCACCCATATAATCGCGCTGTTGCAGAAGCAAATCACGTTGGTGTTCGTCTTTTACAACTTCTTTAAACTTGGGAGTGTCTACAAAAGCACACAGTTACTAAATCTTTCAACCAAATCCTGCCGTTCGATAAGTAAGCGGTCTTTGAATGTTTCAGCCACCTTGTATGCCTTTTCAAACACATCTTTAGGCGACCAACTCTCGTAGCCGTCTTCGTATACCACCTTGTATCCTTCTTCCACTTGTTCCATAGTTCTTGGAATAGCATCAGTGGGCAGATATACCTTACCACCCTTGCGAATTGCAGGTGTAGCCTGAACTAACTTTGTACCAATATACTTTTTCATTTTTCAAATTCTTCTTTTAATCGTTTCTCCGCATGAAGAGCGGCACCACTTAAAACATCATACCCTTTAGATTCTACGAATGATGCGTATTCCGCTTCGTTTTTCAGTGTCAAACCATCTTTATCGACATCGTAATCATTGGACGTTCTCAAAGTGAGTGTATGGTCTTGATAATCCCCATGTTCCTCTGCGTACTTCACAGCTTCATCACCTACATCAATCATCTTCTTTTCGACCTCCCATTCTCCTTCATCGAAAAAGGAGTCGACATCTGAGAAATCGAAATCTACATCCATAATTCCGAGTAGTTAAAGTAGTTTGTACTCTTTACCGTGTAGACTTCGCCTTGACCTCTTACGCCATCACCATCCATGCAACGTACTTCATCGCCAGCCTTGACAGTAATTCTTTTCTCACATACTACATGATAATTCGGACGATACACAGAGCCGTTATCAGATGAAAACTCTTTGGTAGTGTTATCATCACAACGGCACTTGCATACTTCCTGCCAGTATTCATCACCTGTTCCGGGAATAGGTCTGCCAAACTCATCCTTATCCATCGGGGTGATAACTTTTACCTGCAATATGTGTGGAGCGAATATCATAAGAAAGTCACTTTAGGTTTGTTACCCAGTTCGTCTTTCAAACCGTACTGTTTACACAGCCATGAGTACAATTTCATTAGGCTATCAACATGATTAGACCAAGACACAGAAAATCCGCTTTCGCTGACCGAAGATGGATTTTGTATCATCCACGGAATTTGCTTTGCACAAGCGACCTCTAATCTTGCCCGATTTTCCTCGGCAAAAGGTTCTTCACCATCCAATCCCGTTCTTGAAAGTATATTTTCAACTACAAGATTAGACGGGGTGTTCTTATCAAATAGGCTTAATACAAACTCCTTGTTACTCATGGCTGATATCATTCAATATGGTGTAATCAGTTTACTATATGCGGTATAGCTATAATGCGTACAATGTTTAGATTTATAGATGTATCTGAACGGACATTTGGGAACATTAATTCGTACCCCTTGAATAGCCATTCCCTCTTTTATCGAACACATCATAGCCGGGTTATTTGCAACCAAAAACATGGGATGCGTCATGGTCAGTACAACACAATCAGCCGGAGCCGTTTCCAAAGTGATAAACTGAATATCCGGCAGACCAACATCAACCGATGGATTCACGTATTCACACTTAGGAGATTCCACACTTGATGCCTGCACGCTCAACGAAACCAAAGACATCATTAAAAAGCCACACATGGCAAAAATAAAATTCTTCATTTCTTTTCTGATTTATAAAATTAGACAATGGAAGGGTAGAAGCACTACCCTATCCTTTTACTCGATACCTAATGCTTCTTTCAGTTTGGCTGTTGATTCTTCATCCAGTTCTGCAACCTTAGCCAAAAGAGTTTCCTCTTTCATATTGCCGGAAGCCTGCGCACCGATAGACTTCAAAGCATCAATCAAAGCCTTCTTCTCAAACTCCTTTTCAAAGAGGGAAATTTTCACCTCTTTCTTTTCTTCAGGGGCTTTCACTTCGGGATTTTTTACCTCAATCCGTTCAGCGAGTCTGCGGCTTTCCATATCCAGCACACGGGCTTCCTCACCGACTTCAATCACTTCACCGGGAGTATAATACTTTCCGGTGAACTTGTCGCGGAAAACTGATATAACCTTTACTTTCATATCCTACCCCCTTATGCTGATTGAATGGATGCAATTTCGCTCAAATCGAAATTGGTAATCAAATCTGGATTGGAAATCTGCGGAATCCACTCTGCCGTATATTCCATGTAGCGACCGTTTTTGTCACGGTAGTTGGAGATAAGCATCTGCCCCTCTGACGGGATATAAGTACGTCCTTGTACTGGGTCTGTCGCTTCATACGGGGTATGATGGCGCATATAACCAATGTTGTCAGAAGGTAACAGAGTAATACGGTTATCCGCGTAAATCTGCACATTCTTTCCCGTCTGGTCTTTCACGTAGTCCTCCTTGATTTCAATACGCGGCAAACCGATGCCGGTGAACACTTCGGAAGCCAAAGAAGAGGAAACCAATCCCGTACTCAACTTCATTTCGTTGCTGCCGAGAATCATCTTGTACTGCTCACCAAATTCAGATGAACCAAGAATAAGCTTGTTGAAAGATGCACGAGTCATAACCATCTTGGCATAAACGCCATAGTCCGGTGCCAAGGAATGAAGTTTCTCTCTCAAATAAGAGATAAACATATTCTTTCCGTCCACAACCACATCTCCACTTTTCGGCTTGATAAAATTGAACGGAAGGGTAATCTCCAGCAGTTTATTATTGGTCTGACCGGAAGTGATTGCAGCGTCTTTGTTGTAAACGGTGGCTTCACCAAGCATCAACAGCGCACCGACAATAATATCCATACGCTTGTGGGCGGCAAGGGTAATCTGACGGTAGTCGTCTGCCAGGAAGTTTACAATCTCTTCCATTGCAGCCTTTTGGTCGGCTGGCTTAGCGGCATTGAACTTGTCAATCAAATCCTGCAATTCAGAAAGACGGTCAATAGACATCTGATAAGCATCACCCAAATAGGCAATCTCACCATATCCGGAACCGATGTTCCGACGTTCACGGATGGGTTTCTCTCCAAAACGCGAATTGATGGATCCGGCCATAACTCCAGTTACAGAACCGATATAGTCTTTGAACACACGAGTAGTCACTCTGCGGAAAGTAAGATACTGCTGCCAATAGATTGTGTCCGTGCGTGTCTGGTTCACACGTCTGATGATAGCGGAAACAATGTTCGCATCATCGAATAATGTTTGAATCGTTAAAAACATATCCTACCTCCTTACTCGTTAAATTCAAACCATCCCTTCATGTTGGCTTTATCGTTCTCGGAGAACGGCATAACCAATTTTGAGGGTTCAATTTCTGCGGCTGTACGAAGCAATGAAACCAATGTGATTCCGTCCTCAACCTTTGTACGGTTAAACAGAGCCGAATTAGCCACATGCTTTTGCTTTAAACCATCAACTGCAACCGCATTGAATAATACAGCATCTTTGGCAATATTCTCACCAAAAGCAGCCTTGATAGTCAATACATCGTAGTTGGCATTAGACTTATCAATTGCCGTTACTTCTGCACCTTTCTTGCCGTTTCCGACAAACATACCCACATAAGCCAAAGAGTTCTTAGCTACTTTGATAGACAAAGCCTCTCCACCAGTGGTATAGGCTTCCGCAACTCTCACATTGATTACCGCATAAGCGAACTTGTTTTTCAAGTCCGCACAAATCGGTGTAAATCCGGGAAGAAAACTTCCCACTACCAGGTTCTGCGTATCAAGTTTGAACGGACCACGTCTACGAATGCCGGTCTGGACATCGTAGCGTTCCTCTTGCTCAACGGGCGGAACCAAGTCATACTTAAATCCTGCTGACATAATTAATTCTTGTTTTGTTCAACAATAGTTTTCGTACCCTCATCAATCATTTTAGCGATAGATTCAGATTCTTTCTCAATCTTCTCTTCCGCTGATTCGGGAGGGGTTACGCCTTTGAAGCCGTCATTTGCGAACTCCTGCTTCAAGTCCTTGAAGTATGCGTCCAAGTCCTCATCGTCCTTAATGGCGCATCGTTTGGCGTAGTTTTCGGGAATACCATACTCCTTTGCCTTTGCCAAAATCTGCTGGCTACGTGTTGCTTGAGCCTTTTCCGTTTCTAACTGTGTTAGCTTATCAGAAAGGTTCTTGTTGGAGTCAATTAAAGCTTGCGCCCATGCAGGCACATCGTCTTTATTCTCTTCCGTTTTGATGGTTGTGGTAGTCTCGATTGGCTTACCGTCTTTAAGGTTATGTTTCTTCTCGTAGTTGGAAACTGCGGTCTTGGAAGCATCCCCGGCACGGAAATCACCATAGGAGTTAAGCACGTCCGAAAAACTGATACCCTCAACAATTGAGTTTACCTTTGTCTCGTCCGTTACACCCTCTGCTTTTTTAGTAGCGATTCGGGTTAAGATAGCAGTGTCCACCCCAGTAAACTTCTGTTGCAGCCCTGCCAAAATTTGTTCTAAGATTGTCATACCGTATGAATTAAAATTTGAGATTCAATTTGCGGAAATAAAAATACTACCAATACAGATGACTGATAAATATTTAGGCTTCCCATTCACGACAATCAATCCATTGTCGTAAATACGGTATATAAAGTAGTCAGTAAGTGAATGAAAGGGGAATAATTGGAGTGGTAGAAAACCACAATCAGGTGATTGTGGGAAATGAGTATAAAAAAGGCGTGAAACTGAGTGAATCACGCCTTTTTTATGCTAGCAATCTTTAAATCTTAGTCCAATTATCTCTATTCTCTATAAAATTAGAAAACCCTTTTTTATATGCAACAAAATTATTATTAATTGAGTTGAACCAACTTTCATCCTCGTTTTTTTTATACAATCTTCTTATGAAGTAATCTATTTTCGTATACTCTGAAGAACCTTCAAACCTTTCAACGAATCCTATATATGCAAGCCGAACTTTATTAAAGTCTACATTAGTTTGAATTATAGAATTAATATGTGGATCAGAAAACGAATACCCTATTGTTAGCAACTTAT